CTTTCTAAATAATCAGCAAAATTTGATTTGCGCCGATCATCGTAATGTTTCTCCAGCAGTAACTTTTTTAACTCCCTGTTCTCTTTGCAAACACGCTCATATTCCTCTCGATTTATCAATTTATCCAGCCTCCATTTGGTCATTGGTTTCCTCTTTTTTTGGATATGGCAAAATTTTATAATTCAACAGATTTAACAAATCTTTGCGGCGTTTCTTTTTTGCATTAAATAAAACGTATCGATGCTTCCTTGGCCGATCTGCATAATAAACATTGCTCTCTCCATATGTATCTCTGATCTGTTTCATGTTCATGCCGTGTGCGTATGTTGTATGATGTTGATGCTCTAGACCTTTGACCTTTGGGTCTTTGAACTTTGCAGACAAGCCACAGTAAAAAAAGTTTGACGCCTGATAAATTGTGCCAACGTGACCAGCGTCTATTTCTGCAAACGTGACAATAATTTCTTTGTCCACCATTTTGAGTGATTTAGAAATTAAAAAACTTGCAGCGTTTTTAGGTGCATCGTCCTCTGTCCACAAACGGGTAAGCTCATAAACATTGTCAGCATTATCGTCTCCGCACACTCCACGTCTCAAAGTGGTTGAGGCGCTAATCCCATAAGTCACAATGCCAATCATTTTGTCTCCATCAAATAAACCAAACGGCATACTGATTGGTGGAACACGATGCATATAATGTCTATCAATTATTATTGGCAAAGCAGATCGCCGTGTTATTGGCTTTACAATTAAATCTGATGTCTTAGTCATCCAAAAACTCCAGCACTTGCTTCGACGCATCGCCTGCGCCCTTGCCCACAATCACAGTATGCCCCACCGATTCTAAATAACTAATGATTTTTTTCTGATCGGGGGAAAGTCTCCCACCCGTGACCCGCTTCATTTCGACCCACAAATTGCAGGAGGGGATATAAAGATCGGGTATTCCCCGCGTTACCCCCTCTGCCTTCAGCCGTGTCGCCACGCTAATCGATCTCTTCTCACCATTGGGGATCGCAAAGATTAAAACTTTTGGATATTTGGCGCGAAACCAATTAACAAATCCCACCTGTTCACTGTGTTCAGAATGGGATGTCTTCAAGACTAAAGTCTGCGAACGGGCCTTCCTGCGTCTCATGTTTTCTCTCCACCTTTGTGTAATCGAACTGAACAACTTCGTGATACTTCGGATCGTAGGTGCTTGGCTTTATCTTTATTCTGCTAGGCCAATTCCACCACTGGCACTCATTCATCGCCTCGTCTGTCGTATCAGCACCAGACGCCAGCATTGACCGCCGCGCCTGATACTTACTGGCGGCATAGCCACCATGATCTGGGCATAGCCATTCGTTTACCGACAGCAGCCCAGCGTAATACGTGACCTTGATCGAATCAGGCTTGCCCTCTTTTTTGTGCCTTTTGTAAATCACACTGTCCACGTCCACCCATTCGGCCTGCACTTGACTGGAAAGCATGGCCCCAGAATAGCTGTTTGAATTGTGGTTCAAAGTGGGTGGCGGGAATTGAAACCCGCATTCTGGACATTGTAGGCAGGCAGAGTGGCACATGGTCTGGCAAGCCTCGCACTGCTTTACGGGTGCCGTACCCTCGCCTGCCCCCGCGCTTTTATCCTTGGGTTTTACCCTATCAATAAATCCGTGCCGTTCAACATTTGCACCGAAATCACAGACCAGACAATCCTTCTTTCCTTCGGCTACCCTCGTACCCCTCCCAATCATCTGGATATAGAGGCCACAACTTGCGGTTGCTCTACACAAACTAACGCTGTCAACGGCAGGGTGATCAAATCCAGTCGTTAGCACATTGACATTAATCAGGCATTTAAGATAGCCGCTCTTAAAGTCTGCAATGGTTGCCTCGCGCACGGCGCTGCTGTCACTACCTGTCACCACACCGACATCAATGTCGTGGGCCTCAAATTCATCTTTCAGCATGTAGGCATGATTGACGCCGCTGCTAAACACCAGCCAGCTTTTGCGATCCGCACTTAGTTCCACAATCTCAGCAACCGTCTTCCGCACCAGTTCGGGATCAGATGCAGCCGTGGCAAGGTCGCTTTCAATAAACTCACCGCCACGCTTTTTGACGTTGGTCAGGTCAATCTGGTTCAGACCGCCCTTGGATATGACAGGCGACAGGTAGCCCTGCTCCATCAGCATAGACACAGGGATGTCATAAGCTATTCCATCAAACAAAGCACCTGCACCTTTGTGCAAGAAGCCTGAGTCCAATCGATAGGGCGTGGCTGTCAGGCCCACCACTTTTATGTCAGGGTTGCACACCTTCAGATCGGCAATAAAGCGATTGTATCTGGTCTCAGTATTCTTGGGAAGCATGTGCGCCTCATCGATTAAAATCAGGTCTGGCGCAGGCACGATGTCATACGCCCTCTCCCAGACCGACTGGATGCCTGCAAAGGTAATGGGCCTGTCTAAGACCTTCTGCTTTAGACCCGCACTGTAAACCCCGTAATCAGCCTCTGGGTACATTTTCAGCAGGCCATTGGCCCCCTGCTCCAAAAGCTCTTTGACGTGGGTCACAATCATCACCCTAGTGTCGGGAAATGACATAGCGTCTTTCACGATCTGCGCGATGATGGCCGTCTTGCCTGATCCAGTGGGTGCAACTATAAGTGGATTATCGCCAGCCTTGCCTGCCCAATAGTTGTACAATCCATCGACAGCTTCTTTCTGATAATCACGTAATTCAAAGGCCATGGGACAGAACTCTTTCTCTCAATTCTTCGCTGTTGTCTTGATTGCGGATAACGCCATGTGGCGTCTGATACTCCACGAAATCATCGCCAGCGTCTATGATCTCCCAATCGTCAGGCACCATGAAAGGATTAAACAGGTGGCCCCCCGCGCCCTCTTTGCGGCTCCAAGTGCCGTCCCGCTCTGGGGTGCTGTGGGCGTCTGTCCGATCATTAACCTCTGGCAATTCCCCGCCGTGGCAAATCGGAATGTAGGAACAAAACCGACAGGCAAATTTGGACGGGTCGTGGCTGATTTTTGACGGTGGCTTTTCATCAAAAATGATATTGCTGGCCTTGCTGATTAGCATCTCACCCTCTGCCCGATCCCGCTTAATTCGCTCTGCGTAAATCTCATCGTTATTTTTATTTACGGCGAAAAAATAGCAACGATCAATGTCAGACAAATGCATTCCCACCTGACACTGCGCCCAATAGACAGGCTTACTGATCCTGACGCCCTTCATCTTGGTCTGAGCAAAGCTCTTGTCGTTCATCGTTTTAAATTCCAGCGTATGTGGCTCTTTGCTCTCAGGAAACCCAATTCCAATGCCGTCCAAGCTCAATCCAAAGTGACCGCCGCAGGCCGTGTAATTAATCTGTCGGCCCGTTTCTGGATCGACCTCCCACACCTCGACCCCAATCGCCCTCAAGTTTGCCACGATCCGCTCCTCCTCGCGGTCACCCGTTTCAAACAGGCGCAGCATACGCCCCTCAAAGCTCTGTGAGCTTGCGTGTCGAAACTGATACCACAATGCCCTAGAACACGGGTTGCCTATCTGTGACCCTCCCAAATGCGGCCTGTGTCCGTTTTCGCGGCTGGCCTCATAGTGTTCGTAAATCTTCTGAACTGTCGTGGGTTGCATGTATTTCTCAAGGTTCATTTAAAACAGCTCCCCCTGATCAATATCGCTAGGCTTCCACGTAATATCACAAAGTTGATAGCTCCGAACGAACTCAGCAAACTTGGCTTTATGAAATTTTCCTGATGGAACAATTTGTTTTAAATCTTCAACAGACATACGCATATGCTCCCCTTCATGCTCAATAATCAATCCACCCTCGCTAATTGCATTTTTAAGTTCATAATCTCTGACAGAGACAAACTTACCCAACCAGAGTTTCGTAACTTTTTTATGTTTCATTTCCGATCCTCTCCATTTGTAAAATGGGGCAGCAAAAGCCACCCCATTGCAAAATAGATTATCTCTTCCAAGGTGGAGCAGCCGCCGCCTGTGGTGCAGCCGCTGGAGCCGCTTGGGCATAGCCTGCGTTAGCACCAGCACTTGAGTAGCCCTTAACGTCATTACTGGCTTCATAGCCATTAGACGCTGGGCGCACCGCCAGCTTCACCATCAGTGGCTTGTCCAGCAATTCCTCCGAATTATGCAGAGGAACCTGCAAGGCCGCGCCAATAGACTTGAGAGTGCGAGTTGCGATCTCAACGGCTGTGGCGTTGGGGTTTTTAAGATTAAGCCTGTCGAACACCACACGGCCAGTGTAGTGGCCCTCAATCACTTCGATCTTCAACTGAAGATATGATCCAGTCTGCGCCTTCGTAGGCTTCTGTTCGTGATCAGTAATCACGCACTTGTAATTGCCTGCTGGGAGCGGCTCGAAAGATGGTGCCACTTCCACGGCGTCGAAGTTAATATCGCTAAAGTCCATTTTAGTTTCCTACTCTGTTAAAAAGTCTGCAAAAGGGTTGCGGTCAAAAGTGAACGGCAGAGGTTCACTGATGTTAAAACGATTTTTGGTGATAGATGCCGCCTGCGGATGGCAGATGATTTCGCGCTCACCCGTACTGATCGCACGTTTCTTGTCGCCCTCGCCATTTCTGACGAAAGTCTTCAGCCTGATCATAGCCACCAAATCAACATTATCAGTGTAATTTGCCAAAGATTTACGATGCAGGCGCAGCGTGTATCTTGAGTAACTATCGCTATCTGGGAGTTCCAAGTGTTCTGTATCGGCATGGGCAATGAAGATGACATTCATGCCCTTTTCGTATGCCAGTGATCCAGCCCAGTCTCTAATCTGGCGATGCTTTTCAGCCGCCGCAGATTGACCAGCACCAAAACCTCCAGCCGCCGCATTGATCGACTTGGCCTTGGGATCAGCCGCCACAATCTCAGCCTCTACCATCGTCGCAAGCTGTGTGATCGAGTCAATCACCAGCGTCTTGTGCTTGTGGTCTTGCGTGGCAAGCGCCTCAATGGCGTCCAGCACGTCTTGGCTGGATGTGGACAGTGGAAACAGGCTGACGTTGTCATTGCCTGTGAGACTGGCTGTGCCATCCTCTGTGCGTATAATCACAGGGTTCGGGAACATTGACGCCAGTGTAGTCTTGCCCATGCCGCCCTCCCCGAAAATGGTCGCTATAATCGGACGTTGGCCCGATGGCTTCGACAGACTTTTCAGATCAATTGCCATAATTGTTAACCTCTTCCATAATTAACTTATAATTTTCTTTGACGTACAGCTCATACCCCTTAAAAAATAATCCAGTCATCCAAATCTCTGATTCTTTGACAGACCTAAAGTGTTCAACACGATCCATGTTTACGATCACTGATCCGTGATCTTCTCCATCATGTTGGCCCATCAATGTTAATTCAATTAAACAAGCCATTATACTTCTACCCTCCACACTCTAAATTTATCGTCTTCGCCACGAACCGTGACCTTCATTTCAAGGCCCTTGGCCGCAGCGCGAATTGTCATTGTCTCAGTTTTGGTATCAACCAACACACTGTCGCCAACTTCCATTTGACCCAGCAAGTTTTTCCACTTTCCCGATCTGGTGTTGGATGACGATGTGATCGGCACCCCCTTATCAATCTTCATTACCAATCCCTCCCAAAGACGAGTGCAAATACCTCGTATAAAATTTCATCTATGCTGCGGTTCATGTTGAAAACTCCAAGTCTGGGTGGTCGCGCCACCAATTTAATTTACGCTCTAACCTGATCTGGTTTGGGCTTTTACTTTGGCCGTCCATCACAGTGACGGAGGCCAAAGCAGCAATTAGCATCTCAAGCTCGACATCAGTGAGGCGCATCAAAGCGTCTCCACTTTAACGCCGATTTTGCCAGCTTTGGTTTCAAAGGCAGGCGCAATCTTGGCCCACAGCTTTGGATCATTAGCCAACAAATAACGACAGCCAGCGGCATCCGCGCTGATGGTTGTCTTTACTGGGTGAAGATGTGTTGGAATTTTGCGGCTCACTTTGTCCCAAACGATGGCGTCAACTTTACGGCTGACAGGCTGTGTCAGTGTAACTTTGTGGCCTTCAGTTTTGTGGGATATGCTGCCCTCGTCTTTGACTTCTAGGGCCGCTGCGATCTGCTCTTCAATCGCGTGGCGCTTTGCGGTCAGCGCCTTTTCTTCTGCCTTGATTGACAACCAATCAGCGGCAAGAATATCTACATTAATATTGTCCATTACGTTCTCCGTTTCGCGTTCATTCATTCATTCGTTCATTCTCTACAGAAATTGGTTTACAGAAAGATTTTCAGACTGTAAAGCTCTTTTTACACTATTTGCAAAATGGAGCGGAAAAATGCAGCAATTACTATCAATAGATGACATCAGGGTGGCTCTGCAAGATCGCCGCCTCACAGTGGTCGCAGAGAAATCTGGCCTGTCTCACCCCACTGTAAAGGCAGTCGCTACAGGCAACGAACGAATCAGTCTGAACACTTGGAAAAAGCTGTCCGAATATCTGACGGTGAACCCATGAATGTCGAAGAATACTGTTCAAAGCTAGGCTGGTATCTGGTCACAATCCCAGCAGGGACAAAAGGCCCGACCCGCTTCGGATGGCAAAAACCAGAGCAGGCGCTGTCCGATCCAGAAAAGG